GCACGGTGGCGTGACGAAATGGGTTACGACAACCTGTGGCGTCGCATGAACGACCTGTACAGGGGGAAGCATTGGCCTAGGACGACAGCCACACAGGATTTGGTGGCAGTCAATTTGGCTTTCAGCACTATTAATGTGATTTCGCCGTCGGTGTCGGTCAACTATCCGAAGGTGATTGTTTCCCCCAACAAGGAAGAAAATCAGGATCGGGCAACATTTGTTGAAGCGGTCATCAACTATTTGTGGCGGCATCACGATTTCCGTAAGCCTTTCCAACGGTCTGTAAAAGATTTTCTGATCTTTGGGCATGGCTGGTTGAAGGTTGGTTGGAAGTTTGTTGAGCAGGAACGCCAGTTGGGTGATGCTGAACGGGACGAAATGTTTCAGACTGCTGTGACCGAAATGGATACGGTCGCTTTGGAAGATCCGTTCATGGCGGGAGAGTTACCTGACGACTCTCAGATAGCGGCAGATATTCCAACTACGTCTATGACTGTGGTGGAGGATCAGCCGTTCGTGGATCGTGTGTCACCGTTCGACATGTTTGTGGATCCGGAGGCGACATGCATGGAGGATGCGAAGTGGATTGCGCAACGCATCGTGCGATCTTTGGATGAGGCGAAGAAAGATAAACGGTACAAGGCGAGTGCACGCAAAAATTTGAGTGCCGATTCGCTGCTGAACCCGGTCTTTGGTACAACTGACCGTCAGGAACAGGAACGGTTCCTGCTTGATGAAGAACGCACTGTCGTGTTCGAATTTTATGATATTGAAAACAACACGATGGCTGTGATACCGCAGTCGGGTGCAGAATTTCTTGTAGATCCGGCACCGATGCCTTACGCTTACGGTCAACCGTTTGTGATGATGCGCAACTATGATGTGCCCGACTATTTTTATCCGATGGGGGACTTGGAAAGCATTGAGTCGTTGCAGTTGGAGTTGGATAAGACCCGTTCACAGTTGGTTAACGCCCGTAAACGGTATGCCCGCAAATACTTGTTCCATGAGCGGTCGTTTGGCCCTGAGGGCCGTGAGGCTCTAGAATCGGATGAGGATGGCCGGTTGGTGCCGGTTGTGGATGAGAACAAGCCGTTGAGTGAAGTTGTTATTCCGATGCCGCAGACACCTTTGTCGGCGGATATATACAACTTTTCTGCGATCATTGAAGAGGACATCAACACGGTGTCGGGCGTATCGGAGTATGCGCGTGGTCAGATGCCGGAGATTCGTCGCACGGCGACGGAAGCGAGCATTATTGCTGATGCAGGCAACAGCAGGGTCGCTGAAAAGTTGGCTATTGTTGAAATGTCCATTGCGCAGGTGGCACGACGTGTCGTGCAGGTCATGCAACAGTTTATGACTGGTGAACAGATGGCGCGTGTCGCCATTGCCGGTCCACAGGACATGTTTATCACGTACACTCGGGATGACATTGTTGGAGAGTTCGATTTCAGTGTTGAGGCTGGTTCTACACAGCCGATCAACGACACTGTGCGTAGGCGGCAGGCTGTAGAGTTGATGCAGGCTTTGGCGCCGTTTGTTGGAACAGTGGTGGATCCTGCCGCACTGGTTCGTTACGTGTTGCAAAACTCGTTCGGGGTGAAGGATCCGGACAAGTTCCTGATGCAACAGCAGCCGGTGTCGCCGGAGGGTGCTGAACCCCCTCAGGACTCTCTGGCGGGGCCACCTCAGGGGCCACCGCAGGGGATACCGCAGGGAATGCCCCCGGGGGGCATGCCCCCGGGGGGTATGCCCGTGGGCGGTAACGGTGCGCCTTCCATGCCGCCAGAATTGATGAGGCTGCTACAAGAACGAATGGGGTCGGGTTCTTGACCCCAGATAGGCAACCAGCAAGTGGGACAGTTTAGGGCTGTCTTATAGGAGCAACCATTTGGACTCCAAGGAGATAATAGGATAATGGCAGAAGATGCGACGGGAACCGACACGTCGGTTAACCCAGATTCTTCAGTTGAAGTTTCACAGGAACCAGCAGACGAGTCATTCACCGTCAAGGTGGATGGCGCAGAAGAGCAGGTCAGTCTGGAGGAACTTCGGGATGGATACCAACGCCAGTCGGATTACACCCGTAAGACGCAGGAGTTGGCATCCGAACGTAAAAGGTTGGAACAGGCTGAGGCTATTGTGTCGTCTCTGGAATCAGATCCAGAATCGACACTCAAGGCTCTTAGTGATGCGTTTGGAATAAGTGCAGCACCGGAACATTCCGGGGACCCGATGGGGTCCTCATGGGATGAACCGGATGATGGGACTTCCAAACGGTTGCAGGAACTTGAAGGTCGCGTGCAGGGTTACGACCGGCTACATAAGAAGCAAGCATTAGAGAAGCAGGTTTCTGTTTTAAAGGGCAAGTACGGCGACTTTGACCAATCTGAACTTTTCCAACACGCTCTACGCAACAAAATAGGCAATCTTGAAGCCGCGTTAACACACATGCGGTATGATGATGTGTCTTTGAAGGCGGAGAAGTTGGAAAAAGAGCAGGAACGTCTGGAAGCCAAGCGTGGAGCCAACGTGGTGGAACCTTCGGGTTCCAAGCAGGCTGGTTCCTCCCGTAAAAAGTCGGAAGCGCCCGCCATGAGTATTCGTGAGGCGTTTCAGAATGCGAAACAGGAACTTTCTTCATAACTTAGAGAGAAGGTGACAGACTATGGCGGGTAACCCGCTTTTTGACGAGGTTCTGTCTACCACCCTCAAGAACTACATCCCGAAACTGACTGACAACATCTTTAGCGCAAGGCCTTTGTTCTATGCGTTGACGAATGGTCAGACAATTCGGCGTATTTCGGGTGGTCAGGCTATCGTGGTCCCAATTATTTATGGGACAAACTCAACTGCTGGCTCGTACGCTGGTACGGATGCTATCGACATTACGGCTCAGACAGGCATTACTGCTGCTGAGTACGACTGGGGACAGTATGCGGCTACCGTAACGATCAACGGTTTGGAAGAAGCCCAGAATAATGGTGAGGCGGAGATCATTGATCTGCTGGAAGGCAAGATTTTCCAGACGCAGGAATCCGTTATTGAAAACATGAACACCATGTTTTGGGCAGATGGAAGTGGCAACGGCGGCAAGGACTGGAACGGTCTAGCGAACATTATCGGTGGAACCGGCGTGACCCTTGGTGGAATCAATCCGCTTACCGCAGGTAACTCGTGGTGGAAGTCCACTGAAGTCAATCTTGCTGGTGCGCTCACTCAGACCAGCATGGCCAACGTATACAACACCATTTCGGTTGGTAACGACCAGCCGACTATCATTATGACAACGCAGGCTTTGTACGAGAAGTACGAGTCACTATTGGAAGGTCAGATTCGGTACACGGATACCGATATGGCTGACGGCGGGTTCCAGAACCTGCTATTCAAGGGTGCACCCGTAACCTTCGATGACGCTGCCGCCTCTGGTCAGGTGTTGTTCCTAAACACCAAATACCTGCAGTTGGTTGCCCATTCGGATGTCTGGTTTAAGCCGACACCGTTCGTGCGTCCAACGAATACTGATGCCGTGTACTCACAGTTGCTTTGTTACGGCCAGTTGACATGCAGTAACCGTGCACGTCAGGGTTTCATGTACGGGGTTACCTGATCCTGATGGGACGAGGATTCGCTGACGCTCACAAGGTTGGTTCACGCCCATACGGGCAGCCCGCTGGCGACAATTATCGGGATTCGACACCACGGCCTCAAGCCGTGGGATTCTCCCGCAACATCCAGCGGGTCAACCCGATGAGAAGCGAATCCGTTGTCCCTGAAGTGGTCAAATGCAGTTCGCTGACTCGTGACGGGGCGCCCTGTAAGGGGCGTCCCGTTACGGGCAGTGATCTGTGTATCTTTCACACACCTAAGGCAATTTAGTGCAACTCAGCGCGATGCGTGACTACGTGCGAAACGTAGTTGATATCTCATCGAATGATATCTCTGATGCGACGATGAACACGTTTATCCGTGAGGGTTACGACATTATCGTGTATTCGGAGAAGCGGTGGCCGTTCTACGAGGTTTCCACCACGTTTTCAACGGTGGCGGACCAAGCAGACTATCCGATGTCTGACGTTGCTGCCGCTTTAAGTTTCGTCCATGACGGTGTAACCTTCTCGGTGGTCGGCGCCCCCTCCAAAGCTAGTATGCGTGAAGTTGCCGCAATGAAAACCGACAACCATGTGATGCAGTACATTGGTTACGATGTCGCTGACATCATCTACCCGTTGGATTCCAACTCTACAGGCCGACCATGGTACTGGACGATGTGGAACTCCGGGGTGAGTGCGTCAACAGCGGTAAACAGTCAAACAGTCCGCGTGTACCCCACCCCCAGTGAAGTCCAGACGGTCACAGTGCGCGGCTACCGGAACCCGGTTGATTTCGGAGGCACTGTCGCCGTATACCGTACAGCGATAGCCGATGCGGACACACCGGATCTGCCGGTGCCGTTCGACAATGTACTGTCCCTGTACGCCGTTTACAGGTCATATCAGCAGCAGGAGGACGCCATGATGGCGAACCAGTATTTCTCCCTGTTCCAAGGCGAGTTGGATAATCTGAGGGCACGATTTGAGGACACCCCGGCCCCGCAACCGCTGCTGTTGAACTCTATTAGGGCTTCCCGGTGGCAGAGCCAAAGTTACATGCCGGGACAACTCCGCTACCCAGCCCCCTTCCGATAATGCCATTCGCAGTCCGAACACCGTCGGCTTCCACGTCGGAACCCTACCGGTACGAGGAGAAAGCCGACTTTACTGGTGGTCTGAATCTGCGTTCCGACCAGTTCAACCTGTCGGAGAACGAATCCCCCGCCATGCTGAATGTCGAAGTTGACCCGCGAGGGGGTGTACGGCGCAGGGATGCAGTGACAAAGGTCAACAGCACCGCGTTGACCAACGAAATCATTTCCTTGTTTGCCCATTATGAGGCCGGTCAAAATCAGGTTTTGGCCGCTACCAATGATCCGGCCACAAGCAACTCTAAGTTGCATTGGAACGATAATGTTACCGGCGACTTCGCCGGAACTGTCTCTTACACTAGTACAGACGTTGAGTTTGATACGACACAACCACCTCGTGGTGTTACGTTCAATAGTTACACGTACATCTCTAATGGCAAGTTGTTGGCCAGCACCGGGCATACGGCTTACGCTGCGGTGCGTTGGAGCGGCGCAGATGCCGACACAGCATTAGCAACACCTGATTTGGATGGGTCAGATAGTCATTTCCCGTGCGCCCGCTACATGGCTGTCTGGGGGCAGCGCGTCTGGGTTGCGTACACGCTGGAAACGATAGACGGGTTGAAAACGAATCGGATCCGATGGTCCAAGGTGGATGATGCAGAAAATTGGACTGCCACCGACTTTATTGATGTGGACCCGGGGGAAGACGGCGACCACATAACGGGCATTATCGCTGATCAGAACCGTCTTCTCGTCTTCAAAGAAAACTCGGTTTACGAAGTTCTCGGTTTCGACACCGACACTTTCCAAATCCGAAATGTGACCCGGGTGGCTGGGAACCGGGAAGGTTGCACACCTGTAGCGACCCCTGCCGGCATTTTCTTTTGGTATGCGGAAGAAGGCATCTATCTGGTGCAGGCAGAAAATTTGGCGTGGGTGTTTGAACGGATCAGACCGGCAATGACCTACGATGTCGGACAGCCCGCCATGACATTGGACACCGCACCGTCACTAATGTGGTTTGATGAACGCCTGTGGGTGTCGGTGGACTACCAGTCGGATGACAACATTTCGGGGTCCAGTCAAAACAATCGACGCAACGTGTTCGTGTGGGACCCATCTTTGGGTCCCACCGGGTCGTGGACCCGGCATGACCTCAACGCACGGTCCTTGCTGGCGTACCGCCCTA